CTTGCTATAATGCAACTGTTTACATTAATGGCAAAAGAGCCATTGAGGTTTCAAACGAGGGACATGGTGGAATGGACAGGCAAGACACATATCCTAACATTGAAGAAAGATGTTTAGTCCAACAAGCCAATGAATGGTGTATTAAAAAGTATGGCAAGAAAACTCATAAGTATATGAGTAATGGAGAAGAGAAATCTTTTGAAATTGAAATGGATTTAGAACATGTTTGTCAGGATGCTTTATATGATTGGCTTG